TATAACTATGACGCTGATGAAGTCTCTAATGAGACTGGTTTGGTTTGTCCTGAGCCTACAATGGCTCAGCAGCAATTCCGCGAAGAAGCGGATATTAATACTATTATGGAAAGATTTGGTCGTACGGGCGAACTTGTCGCTCCAGTACGTCTGCCCCAATATGGGGATTTTAGCGGGGTTACAGATTATCATTCGGCGATGAACGCCGTGATAGAGGCGCAAGCCTCGTTTGATTCGCTTCCAGCGAATATTCGGGCTCGTTTTGAAAACGATCCCGGTCAATTTGTCGAGTTTTGTCTCGACGATAAGAACCGCGATGAGGCGGTTCGCCTGGGACTTGTCCCAGGGAAAGTAGAGCCGGTACAACCGGCGGTAGCGACGTTTGCAGACGTCGCAGCACAGTGATTTACTTGATGTAACTGTGCTAGGTGACACCAACCCCTAACTAAGGAGCTTTTATGAAACCGTTGTCCCGTAAACCAGTTAATAAGTATAAGTCTGCTAAGCGTTTTAAGAAGAATGTAAGTCATACTAAGGCGGCTAATATGAAGTTGAATCCTATGCGTGGCGGATGGCGTCTGTGAGATGCCTTGTTATAAGCCTCTGAAGGCGTTTCAATGTGCTGATCGCTCGATTGTGTTTGCGGAGCTTGCTAGGCACGATGTAGTACGGTCTCTTGAGCTTCCATGTGGTCAATGTGTTGGTTGTCGCCTTGAAAGATCTCGTCAATGGGCTATTAGGTGTATGCATGAGGCAAGTTTGTATAAAAACAATTGTTTCATTACGTTGACGTATAACGATGAGCATTTGCCAGATGACTATAGTTTGCATTACGAGGACTTTCAGAAGTTCATGAAGCGTCTTAGAAAGCGCTTCAAGGGTCTCCAGTCGTCCGCTAATGCGGCGTCTGGAGATAAGTTTCCGATTCGGTTTTATATGGCTGGTGAGTATGGGGAGAATTTTGGTCGCCCCCATTTTCATGCATGTATTTTTAATTTTGATTTTCCGGATAAGGTTTTATGGCAGAAGACGGAGTCAGGATCTAAGATATATCGGTCTAAAGAATTGGAAGAGTTGTGGCCTTTTGGGTATTCGTCTATTGGTGATGTTAATTTTCAGTCTGCTGCTTATGTTGCTAGATATATTATGAAGAAGGTTACTGGCGATATTGCAGATCAACATTACGAAGAAGTTAATTTTTCTACTGGTGAGATTATCAAGCGTAGGCCTGAGTTTAACAAGATGTCTCTCAAGCCTGGTATTGGTTTTGATTGGTATGAGAAGTTTAAGGATGATGTTTACCCCCATGACTATGTAGTTGTTAATGGTAAGAAGTGTCGTCCACCTAAGTTTTATGATCGTAAGTTTGCAGATGATTTTCCGTATGAGTTTGACCAGCTTGTCTGGCAGCGTGAGAAGCAAGCGAAAGCGTTGTTAGAAGACAATACGGACGAGCGTTTAGCGGTTAAAGAGAAGGTGGTAGTTGCTAAGTTGTCAAGACTTAAGCGTAAGTTAAAATAACCTTAAATAACGGGAGTTATTATGATACTAACAATAGTGGCTGTTAAAGATCGTGCTGCGGATGCGTTTATGCGTCCTTTTTTTGTTCCTACTGCTAATATGGCAATACGTTCGTTTATGGATGAAGTTAACAGGGAAGGTGCTGATAATCAGATGAATGCACATCCTGATGATTTTGATCTTTACGAAATTGGAGTTTTCGATGATAGTACTGGTAGGATTACGTCATACGATGATATGAAGGTTTTGATGTTAGGTAAGCAGGCACATTCCTAATTGTTTTTAACCCTCCTGCCCGACGGTTTTTTCGTCGGGTAGGCCTTGGTCGAGGTTTATATGCACCGTAATAAGTCAATTAATTTGCATCAGTTTTCGATGATCCCTAAAGCGGATATTCCGCGGTCATCATTTAATATCCAGAAGACTCACAAGACTACATTTGATGCAGGTTTTTTGGTGCCTGTGTATGTGGATGAGGTGCTTCCTGGAGATACGTTTAATCTTAAGATGACTGCATTTGCTCGTTTGGCT